ACCTTGAGGACAATGAACGTGCTATGAAAAAGTATCCAAAGTTCGTTGTAAATCAGTTATTGAGTGAGCATGTTGACTGTGTGTTACATGTCAATGAAATGAACAAATATTACAGTCTAGACAACGCATTACAATATCAATATTTTCTATATAGTATTAGGAAATCGAAGAGATTTTCTCCTTGGACTAAAAAATCGACTGATAGTGACATAGATCTCGTTAAGAAGTTTTATGGTTACAGTAACGAGAAGGCAAGAGTTGCTCTTACCATCTTAACTCCTGATCAACTAGCGGTCATCAAAGCGAAACTTGATACTGGAGGAACAAAATGAGTGATGAGATCAGTTGGTCTCAAGATATGATGCTTGAGGTTTCATTAAAAGAACCAGACGACTTCTTAAAAATTAGGGAGACACTTACCAGAATAGGTGTAGCGTCTAGAAAGGAGAAAAAGTTATATCAATCTTGCCATATACTACACAAGAAGGGCAAGTATTATATTGTTCACTTTAAAGAACTGTTTGCACTTGACGGTAAGCAAGCAAACATCACAAAGAATGATATAGAACGTAGGAATAGAATTACAAAACTACTATTTGATTGGGGGTTGATCAATCTCGGTGTGGAAATCACTGACATTGCACCTCTTAATCAGATAAAGGTGCTTAGTTACAAGGATAAAGGTGACTGGACACTAGAATCGAAGTACAATATAGGGAAGAAGAAGGTCACTACTGAAGCATGAAACTACTTGGATTGAGGATCGATGACCACGACTCCAATATCACTTATACTAATGGTACTAAGGTACGATATTTGGCAACCGAAAGGTTATTTGGTATTAAACATCATGGATATGATAATGTATGGCAATGGGAAGATGTCCTAGACAGATGGGATATCAAGGTAGAAGAACTAGATGCCATTTGTATTATTACAGACGATATTGAGTTCGATACTGGTGAATTGTATCGGGAACTTGATATGGGATTCCCCTGTAGAACATTTGCTTTAGACCATCACTATGCACATCACCTTAGTCTCTGGCCACTAGGTGACATACCTGAGATAGGGTATGTTTATGATGGTTTTGGTAACAATGACAAGTCATATTCTAAATTTGTAAACAATAAACTAGTAGACTCTGGTGATGTTAATGACATCAGTTCTATTGGTGTAAAAATGGCAGAAGTAGGACGTGTTTTAGGTCTTTCTTCCGACCCACATGGACTAGATTTAGCAGGAAAAGTCATGGGTCTTGCTGCCTATGGTCTTATAGATAAAGAGTATTACAAAAACCTATCTAACTTCTCACTTAATGAGATGAGGGGTATATGGAACTACAAATCATGGCATAGGAAGTGGGATAATGATTTTGATATTAATTGGTTGAGGACAGTACATGAATATACTGGAGACAAGCTTGCTGAACATGTTAGCAGTACCGATGTCATTGGTTTTAGTGGTGGTGTTGCACAGAATTGCTGTTTTAATGGTAAGATCAAACGAACAGGTACAAAGGTAGTCATACCACCCCATGCAAATGACTGTGGTTTATCACTAGGTGCTGTGGAATTCCTCAGACAGAGGTTCCATGAGGTACCATTTAGTAATGAAGGGTTCCCATTCTGGCAAGATGACGAAGCACCAGAACAAGAAGCAGATGAAAAGACTATAGAGAAAGGAGCTAAGTCATTACGTGATGGTAGAATACTAGCTTGGTATCAAGGACATGGTGAGATAGGACCAAGAGCACTAGGTAACAGATCTATACTCATGCAACCACAGAATAGAAGAGCGAAGCAATATCTAAATGAAAAAGTAAAGCATAGAGAAGCATTCAGACCATTTGGTGCTGCTGTATTGAGAGAAGATGTATCAAAATATTTTGATTGTGATTATGATGTACCTTATATGAATACGTCAGTGCAAGTTAAGGATACAAGACTCACATCTATCACACATATAGACAATACATGTAGGATTCAGACGGTTGATGGTGATGGTCATTTTGCTAGACTCTTAAGAAGATATAAAGAGATGACAGGTGAGTCTGTTATACTAAATACGTCACTCAATATCGGGGGATCGCCCATAGCGTCTAGGATCTGGGAGGCAAAGGAATTATTTTCCAAGAAGGGTATACAGGACATGGCGATCGGTAATAATTTTTATGATAAATAGGCTTAGTGACCTAGTACATAACAATGGCAGAAGTAAAAGAAAAACCTAAAGGTCCTCTTGGTAAACTTAAAGAAGCAGTTGATGATAAAGAGGAGCAACTAGCCTACCTAGCAACACTAATAAGAGTGGTAGTTCTTGTGTGGTCCGCAGGAATCTTGACGTTAAATTACGTTAAAATACCAGGTTATGAACAAGGAGATAAGATTGATCCAACTTTCATAGCTTCGGTCTTCACAGGAACTTTAGCTACCTTCGGGGTCGCTGCGGGTGGTAAGAAAAAGAGTGCTGCTGATGGTGGTAGTGCAAACATATCTAAAAAAGATATGGAGTTCTTGATTGCTAAAGCATCAGAGACTGCTCCTGCTCAGACCATAAGGATTGAGTCAGGTCCTGTGAAAATTGTTCCTGATACAAAGTAAGACAATGAATAAATGGATCGGAATTAGTCTAGGAACTATCTTCGGTATATCACACATCGGAATGATAGGTTTACTAGCAACAAGAAAAGGATCAGAGATACCAGTAATGACTCCACCAGTGGGTGACTATACATCTTATGTTATCTCTGCAAATAAGGAAGGATATAAGATCAGTTACACTGCTAACGATCCTAAGACTGCATACATCACTAAGGACATCAAGAAGAAGGGTGGTTTCTTAGGACTTGCAAACAACACAACTAAGGTTGCTGAAGAATACTTCATGGATGGTCAGACTAATCAGGGTGGTCCTGTATCTAACAAGAGATCGTGGCAAGATCCATCTACTATAGTAGGAGGTGGTGAAGTATCTGCTAAGGCTATCGCCTGTATCGAAGCAGTTGGTGCTGCAAAAGGAACAGGTAGACTTGTAGGAACTAGTGTAGGTGCTGCTGCTGCACCTGCTGTGAGTAATATTCCATTCATAGGTTGGGTTGCTGCAGGTTGGGTAGCGATGTTTGGTGGCAATCAAGGTGCTGACATCGGTCAAAATATGGCAGAGGAACTTAACGAGAACTGTTAACTTGCCATAAATAGTAGTTCATGTTACTATTGTACATGGATTATGATTTTAAACCCTATCATCAACTCATAGAGGAAAACGAAAAACTAGAAAGTATGATTCACATCTACGAAAAGGAAATCGATGACCAACAAGACGAGATTACTCGGTTAAAAAAGGAAGTAGACTTCCTTATACAACAACTAGAGTACAAAACACTGGGTAAACCAACCGAGGATTAAATGCAGAGCATTATTATATACGTTGCAGCGTTCTGTAACTTCTGGTTCTACCCTCTACTCATAGCACTGGTAATATCCATTGTTATAGAGCAGATATATAATAGGATAAGTAACCGTGAATGGGAAGAGGAGAGGAAACTTGGTAACAAGCAACTGTCCCAAGCAACACGCATTCGTAAGTTCTTATGGAGACAAAACATAACACTAAATATGCTATGGTTTGTTTGTTATTTTATAGCAGGATTCGTTCTTAGGACACCTGCAATGCCCGATATGGTTTGGAGTGGAACATGAAAAAAGTATTAGAAATTATGACAATAGTATCCTTCGCAGTCAGCGTTGGTGTTGTTGGAACTGCAGGATATGTAGTTATTAGAAAGGATGCCATCATAGATGACATCAAAGAGAAAGTAATGGGTAGTGTAACAGACTTACTACCTGGTGCTATTGGTGATCAAGTACCTTCTATACCAGAGGTACCATCAATGACAGGACCAGCACTCTTCGGTAAGTAAATGTGGACAACATCCGTGATATTATAATTCATGGCAACGAGGTTCCCTCTGTACCACTTGTAAATGTCACGCTGCCTAAAATTAATACTGTCAGTGTGCAGTTGCAGGGAAATAACTTTAAGATATACGAGATTATACCACCAGTAACCAGAGACTATACTGTCCCTGTAGTACTACAGGTAGGTAAACCTATCATCGACATGCCTGGTTGTGTACAATCATATGGTGATGAGAGTAAATCAAAAACTATTCTGGATGATGATCCTGATGGGGTAAAAGTCTATTGTGATGCAGACACACCATCGTTTTCACCCATGGATTTTGTTGCAGATGATCTTGAGATGGAGCAAGAGGAATATAAACCAGACTTTAAGATAGAACCACCACCTACACCTCAACCACCTACACCAGAAACAGAGACACCTTGTATACCACCTAAGGAAAGAGATCCATTTACACTACAGTGTATAGATCCAGTGGAACCTGTGGTGGGTGAAGTGGTAGTGGAAGAACCTCTTGTAATTGCTGAATATTTACCAGAGGTTACAGCAGTAACTACTACAGCAACTATAGCTGTGGTAGCCACAGCATCAGCGTTGCTTGCTAAACCACTAGCTGATATTCTACTAAGGTTATTAAAGCCTGCTATCAAGCAAGTAGTTAACAAGGCTAAAGGAATTGTTGGAAATGGGCAGGGTCAAATCTCTGTCAGAGAAAGGATGATAGCACAAAGAGATAGGAACAAAGCGATCAAAGATATAAAGAAATACCTTAAGAAGTAGGCATAAATTTTTATGACAAAATGAGGGTTTCCTGACTAAATAATGGTAGAATTATTCGAGGAGGCTAAGATGCATCCTAACCTACTATAGTATGGTATCAACTTAACGTGGAGGTAAAAAATGCACAACAGAATATCACATAACGAATTAGCACAATGGAATCACAGAGAAAAATCCCCGAACAAAACGGACGACCTAATAGATGATTACTTCGACTGTCTAATAGAATGTGATGATTCACAAAACACATGTAGAAGAGTCTGTGGAGACCTTCTTAGAGTTTAAAAAGAAAGACCCCTAAGGGTCTTTTTTATTTGTCAATGTTTCCTAACATAAATATGTTACAGGAGGCTAAGACAATGATTAAGTTTACATGGGAACGACCAGAGGTTCCAGAATACGATCCAGACATACATTCACCAGAGAGGGTGTTCGCTTTCCTGTGTTACCGTGGTGTCCATTACGCTAAGTGGGTCTATCTAGAGGTCAACTTTAACGGTACAACTCTATGGCAGTTCGGTGATCCTAAGGATTAGTGTTGCCAATAGATATAGGTTCGAAGATGAAATTCTCATTCTCACCTGTAGTTTCACGTTTAATTAATTTACTATTACCATTTTCATCATACTCAAACGTTGATACTTCTCGTGCGTTTGTCTTGATGGAGATGGTTTTTGATTTGACTGTCTTATTACCATTAGCATCTACCTCATAGGTAGTTGTCTCTTCTGGATCTAAGTTAATAAAACTATTGTTGTTGATACTATGTGTGTGTTGTGAGTTGGAAGTTACGTTAGCAACCTCTACATCAGCACATACAGATGCATATTGAGTACCTTCCTTAAATGATATCCCAGCTTTAAATAATTCACCACAATTTTTGAGACGAGCGATCTCGAAGTCTAATCTTTTGTTAG